GGATCTTTGAATATTACGTGTTGTAAAATCCAGTTAGAGCACTGGAAAATTCTTGCTTCTTTGTTTGTCTCTGTCGGTGTGTCTGTGATGTTGCATATCCATCCTTTACTCTCTACACGCTTATTTACTTCCATTGCCACACGGTCACCGCCGGCATTACGCTCAAATTCGCACTCTTGCACTTTATTATTAACAAGTACATTTGCAGCATTTTCATACTGCATCTCATAATCTGCAGTATTGTCACAAACAGCATCCACGCAGTAATAATCTTCTCCATACTTTTGCAATACCGGAAGAACAAAAAAGTCGGTTCCTTTTCCCTTGGTATCGCATTGCCCGGTAATAATTTCCGGTTCCCCATGTGGCAGATTAAGATAACGTCTGATTTTTTCTTCCGGAAATAACAATCCCTCACGTTCAATAGGCTCTTGCTTGTAAAGACACCTATAAGAGATTTCATCCATGAGTAATTGTTGATCTTCAAAAAAAGCAACCGTAAATCCGGAAAATTCGTAGTCAAAATTGCTTAATCCTGTTTTTGGGTCAATATCCGGCACTGCAATTACTTTTACTCTCGGATTCCCTTCATACATATTTTGGATCCGACCGATTACATCATTTACGCTCCACCTGGTAGCAATATGGATCTCTTTGCAATTCTTTCCGTCAGTATCTTGTGTCTTTCTTTGTCTTGCATCTACCGCATACTTGTCCCACAATTTGTCCAAAATTATAGGATTCATAGCTTCTTCGATGCCACCGATCATGTCATCTACGAACAAAAACTTTGATGCACGTACTTTACCAGCATTTTTACTTCCTACGGATGTACACTGAACGGATGGAAATGGTTTATATTTGCCGATGTTAAACTGCTCCATTTTTGCGTTAGTACTGGTAACAGAAAGATTTGGGAAAATTTCATTCCAAGTGTACTCGTCAGAATTTGTGCAAATATCGTACACACCGTCATAGTACATACGTGTAATATCTCCACTGTGGGAGTAAAAAAGGTTGAAATCTCTCGGAAACCATCCTGCTACCAACGCATTCAGCATTTTTTCGACCGTAGTTTTTCCGGCACCAGGGATAAGTGACACGCAGAGAATGTCGTATTTATCATCAATCATGCCTTGAATGGCATTCATTAGACCGATTTTAAGAAATTGCTTTCTACGTGGCATGTAGAACCGCTCTCTAGGTTCTCTTTTCTTTTCCAAGTATTGGTATGCACTGTCCACAACCTTATTTTGTGCTTCTAGTAAAAGAACATCGTATAATTTATCTGTCAGAGAATAGTGCGTCTTGTTTGCAAAGGAATACTTTTCCAAATCCCATATGGTTCCTCCGGTTCTTTCCATACAGAAACGCTCTACAATGCCTTTAGAACGGTTTGTTATCTGTAAGCCATAAGTTATATCCTTTTCACCGTTAATTGCCACTCTACAGGCTTCTATGTACGCATCAATGACCTGTTCATCAATTCCCTTGCGCTGTATGTAATTGTCATAGCTGTTTACTGCCGATATAAGGCTCTGACTTGCCAATATAAAAGAGCCTCCTTCCCTAAAATTTTGGAAATTTGGCTCTCTGCGTAGGCACTCTACGACTGGTGCTCTTGGAAATATTCTATTTGCTATGCTAAACAGTCCAAAACACAACATAACACATATGGTTTGTGTCAAATGTTATACTGATAATTTGTTCTGCACTCTTTAATTCTTCCCAATTCTGGTCGTTTTGCAGAATGGCTTGATTTATATCATTAAGGTTTTTGCAATATTGCCATTTCACCAACTTTACTTGATTCACAAATTATTTCACCCCGATTCTATTGATTTTCCCACATTTCGGGCATTTGATTTCAGCCTGTCCCAAAAACTTTCCTAAAAGACGGTTGCAGTGCTGGCAACGATGTTCCACCAACGCCGTATCAAAAATTTGTTCGTACATATCATATTTTTCAGGTTCACATATCACTGCTGGAATATCTTTTATTCTGCCAATGATCTCTGGATTGTGTTCTCTGATTAGTAGTGCATCACGCTCTATGCTCTCAATTACTGCTGCCATGCTCATTTTTCATCCACCTTTCAAACTCTTTCCGGCACTTAGGGCATAATTCATATTCCTTTGATTTACGTTCATGGATTACAACGATGGTTGCGGATAGCATTTTGTTTCTCAACAGTCGTTCATTTGCTATATAACCTGTCTTTTCGAAATAATCCATCCGAAAATGTGCTGGCATTTTTACCGGAATCAAATAATTTAAAAAATCCGGCATTTTCCCTATCTCTGCTCCGCACCTGTCGCAAGTGCTACATTCTTTGATATGTTTCATATCATATCCTCCGTAACCCATGCAGACGGAATCGAACCGCCGGCACACATCCTATGCGGATGCTGTTCTACCACTGAAGCTATACATGGGAATCGCACCGTAAAACCTTTTATGGCTTGCGCTTGCCATAACCAAATGTGCACCGCCTACTTGTCACTGACTATCCACAATCTCACAGTCTTGTCTGTTCTCTACTTCATAGGCTTGGTTTTCGCTAAACATATGTGGCTTACGTTTTAGCTAGGGAATAGTTGCCGTGGGAGTCGAACCCACCCGACCCAAACAAGGCTCGACTGCTTTTGAATCTGCAAATTCTACTCACAGAAGTGTTTTTCGTTGACCGATAATGAGCAACTACTATCCATACATCTCCCATCGACCTGAACTATTGCAGTAGTGCCAGACTAAGTGGAGATAAGGATAAACACGCCCGGAAAGCATCGAACTTTCGTTAGAGGTTTTGGAGACCTCTTTCTGACCAACAGACAGACGTATATAAAGTTTTCACGATTTTTTGAAACTTGAAACGGTCAAACTTTTTCATTGCTTTCCAAAACAAGAGGAATTGCCACTATTTCAACAAAGTTACTTTCTAGAATTTTCGCTTCTCAATAGCAACCACAGGT